GGCTCTCGTGACGCCGAACGCAGAAATAACCGGCAGGCAAAAGCGCAGCTTTTGACTGTCCGCGTTGATTGACGGGTTAGACTAGAAGTAATTTCAACCGCCCACTTCGGGCAAACATCTGGAGGTTCTACCATGAAGAAAAGCATCATTGCAGTATTCATTCTCACGCTTCTTTCCGGGGCGACTTTCGCTGGAGAGGGAAGGGACCACGGAAGAAAGAGTTCCGGAAACCAAGCTCAAGGCCAGGCCCAAGGACAAGCGCAACTGCAAGTCCAGGGACAACGGCAGGGGCAGTCGCAAGCCGCTTTCGGTGGGGCAGGGGGAATGGGAGGCCTTGCAACCTCGTCTTCTTCCTCCTCCGCTTCCAACGGCGGTCAATCCCAAGTGTTTTCCCCTGTCCTAAACTGGTCTGGTAGTGGGTCTGGTTCCGGTCTCACCGGGAAGATCAATCCTGATGTCAGTCCTCCCTCCATGCCTGCCGTTGCACCTTGCACAGTTGGCTTATCCGCCGGGATTTCTGTCGCTGGCGTCGGCTTGGGGGGTGGTGGTTATATTGACGACCTTCTCTGTGGATGGGAACGTCAGCACGCCCTTGAAATCGCCGTCAATAACCAGGAGGCTGCTCGCGAAATCCGGGAGGGAATGGTGATGGTTCGCTGCGAGAACACTCCGGAAGCACAACGGAAATACTTCAAGGCCTGTGCGAACTTTGCGCGGGAGCGTGGGGAACAGCCCACGAATCCTGCTTTCAACTCGAAGTAAGATCAACGGGGTGAATGCGCAGGCTGATGTGCAACTGACGACTCGGTGCTAGAGCAGCCCGATAGGTTTTGCTGGCAACAAAAGCCGGAGATCAGCACCGGCCACCCCACCATAACTGTCTGGACGAACACGTTATTTGGTGGTAATATGAACACATACGGTCAATTCCAACCGTACTATTTTCTTGGAGGCTCAGCATGAATCCACTTACTGCATCCCCCGCACCTTCCCGCGATCACTACGAAACAGGCTTGATTGGCGAGGAACTCTTGCCGAAGGGGAAGGTTCGCGAATTCCGGCTGTGGGCAACCCGCCCTTGGACAGCGGAGCGCGCTATTCCCTATATCCTGGCCGGCGGTCGCTTCGACTTCAACACCGCCGACTTCGTGGAAGGGCATCTTCCCAAGGCCAAGCAAGCTCAAGACATTCGTGACCAACTTCTTCTCACGAGGCTTTCAGATGCCGCGTAAACCTTCCATCACCCCGAACAAGCACCTGCATACGACCATCCCTGCAGATCTCGCAGCTCGCCTCGACCTGTTCCTCTGGTCAGAAGCCGAGGGTCGGGTTCCCCAGGGAGCCTATCAATCCTTCATCTGCGATTCAATCCGGGACTTCTTCAACAAGCGCACCATCGACGTAGCACCTTACATCCATTCAGCAACCATCGGTCAGTATCTTATCACCGGAACCCCTGAAACCCTTCGCGCAGTTATCGCCCACCTTCAAGGAGCAAACGCAGCATGACCACGATATTCTCGCAAACAGTTACTCTCGATCTTGGCGCTCTTGGGGAGTCGGAAGTTTCGGTCGATTATACCTATAGAGCTGGGCGCCCCGGAAGAAGATACCTGTGCAACGGAGACCCAGGTTATCCAGATGAACCCGCGGAAGTAGAAATCCTGAATGTTTGGTTCCACAAACTCTGCCTTCTTAAGTATCTTACCGACAAAGCACTTGAGGCCCTTTCCGATACCATCGCCAACAACCACGATTGCGAGGAATAATTATGACTTCTCCTGAACTTAACGCAAAAATTTCCGTCTGGCGGCAAGCGGCCATCGACGGCACCCTTTCCCAGGAAGATCTCCGGGAAGCCATCGAAGCTCTTCGCGGCGACCGTCGCTCGGCAGCTGTCGCTTCCGACAAGTCCCGCCGCGCAAAGGCGGTTCGTGAAATCCCCTCCGCCGATGACCTGCTGGCTGAACTTGGAGAACTGTAATGGCAAGCCAACTTAGTATTCATAACGTCAAGTCCGTTCGGGAAGAGTACACCACTCTCCAAACCCTGAATGTCGCTGTTCGTCGCATCATTGTTACAGATTACGAAGATGTTGATTTCACCATTGTCCTCTTCGGCTGTAACGGAAGTCGCCTCGACCTTCAATCTAATCCTGTGGAGCAAGTCTAATGTCCTACATTCGCCCCCCATTCCCTAAGGTTCTCGACTCCACCATCATCGCTTCCTTCCGTTCCTGCCCCCGCAAGATGCAACTCGCTTACCTCGATCACTACAAACCGAAAACCCCTTCCGTCCACCTTCATGCCGGAGGTGCTTACGCCGCGGGTCTGGAGGCTGCGCGGGAAGCGTTTTATCTCAACGGAAAACCTTCAAGCGAAGCCATCGAAATCGGCCTTGGCGTCCTGATGAAGTTCTACGGTGACTTCGAGTGCCCGGAAGATTCCGCCAAGTCCCTTCCTCGCATGATGGGAGCCTTCGAATTCTACTTCGAGCGCTACCCGATGGAGTCTGATAATGCTGTTCCCGTCACTCTCCCCGGCGGTAAGCGTGGAATCGAATTCTCTTTCGCGGAGCCGATAGATGAAGTGAATCCGGAGACTGGAGATCCAATCCTCTACGTTGGCCGCATGGACATGATCTGCGACTACGCTGGCGGCCGCTTCGGGGAGGACGATAAAACCACTTCCTCCCTCGGTGCATCTTGGCCCAAGCAGTGGGATCTTCGCTCGCAATTCACTGGCTATTGTTGGGGCGCTGATCGCGCAGGATTCCCCCTCCAAGGCTTTCTCGTCCGGGGAGTCTCCATCCTCAAGACCAAGTACGACACCATGCAAGCGATCACATACCGCCCTGCCTGGATGATCGAGCGCTGGTACGAACAACTTCTCCGCGACGTTCGCCGCCTCAAGCAGCAATGGGAATCCGGCATCTTCGATTACTCTCTCGACCACGCTTGTACAGAGTACGGCGGGTGCGAATTCCGTCAAGTTTGCTTGAGCAAAGATCCGACGCCCTGGCTGGAAGGTTCCTTTACTCGTCGCATCTGGGACCCGGTTAATCGCAAAGAAATTCCTGTGGAGGCTTAACGTGTGGACGCTTCTTCCGGAAATTCAACTGTTCTCTACCTGGAAGGTTCCCGTCCTGTCGGCGAACGAGAAGTCTATTGCTGCGGGTACGCCCCCGCTCCAGGGATTTCAGTCTCCGCTCACTGGCCCCACACCGCTTACTTCTGCCCGGTGTGCGGAGAAATCTGGGGTCGTGCAATCTACCAGCATCACTTCTCGTACTCCCCCATACCGAAGAACTCCTGGGTGGTGGAAACTCGTCGATGCGTTAAGCATGGTGACGGGACATTCCTAACCGGACAGCCGCTCGAACACACAAGCTACAAACTTCTAACCCGCGAACTACTCGCCCTTCTGGAAAACTATCATGACTGACACCACCCAAGCCACCACCCTCATGGGGCCGAAGATCCTTCTCGAAGGTCCTTCCGGAACCGGCAAGACTCACGCCCTGGGAACCCTCGTAGATTGGGCAGCCTCCCAAAAACCAGTTCTCCCCGTCTTCGTCCTATTCACCGAAAACGGCCTGGAATCCCTTCTCGGATACTGGCGCGATCACGGGAAGGAAGTTCCTACCAACCTACACTGGCACGTCGCAATGACGAAGAGTCTAACCCTCGCCTCTCTCCTCGACGGAGCGGACAAAGTTGGTAAGCTCTCTTACGAAGCCCTCACAAAGATGCAGGACGGGGGACGGAGCGCGAACAATGCTTTCTACAAGATCCTCGCGGCGTGTTCCAACTTCCCCGATGATCGCACGGGAGAGAAGTTTGGCCCAGTCGATTCCTGGGGTTCCGACAAGATTTTTGCAATCGACTCCCTCTCTGAACTTGGGAACGCTGCAATGAAGATGGTCATCGGAAACAAGCCAACTGCAGCGCCCGCCGACTACGGTGTCAGTCAGAGCAACTTGATGAATTTCCTCCGCCTCTGCACTCAAGGCATCGCTTCCACCTTCGTCATCACCGCGCACGTCGATCGCCAGACAGATGAAATCACCGGCGGCATCAAGCTCATGACAAAGGCCATCGGGAAGGCAATGGCGAACGACATCCCGCAGCTATTCTCCGACGTAATCTACGCAGTCCGAGAGGGTGCGAACTGGTATTGGGACACTGCCGCCGGAAACGTCGACGTGAAAACCCGCTCCCTTCCAATCTCTTCCAAGATCAAACCCGACTTCGCTCAGATCATGGACAAGTGGATTATCAGGAAAACTGGTAACAAGTCATAAAGGCCAAGGGTCCTTCTACCCGAGTAAACTTTTCTCAAACCGCAACACAAACCAAGGAGCAACATCATGTCTTTTGACGTATCTGCATTCAATCCCGAAGCCTTCCTCGACGCTACCCTCACCGACCCGACCGAAAAGCGCAAGCCTCTCCCCGTTGGCGACTACACTGCGGTCATCGGCGCTGTCACCGCCCGTGCCTGGCAAGGTCGTGCTGACACCAGCAAGTCCGGCATCGCCTGGGACATCCCCCTGACGATCGACGTTCCGGCCGCTGTGCAAGCTGAACTCGGAATGGACCAGTCGACCTTGAATCTCAAGGACTCGATCATGCTGGACCTGACTGACAATGGCACCATCGACAACGGCCCCGGCAAGAATCGCCGCCTCCGCGCATACCGTGAAGCTACGGATATGAACAAGCCTGGCGACGTGTTCTCTGCCCGTAAGATGGAGGGCAAGGTTATCCTTGTCAAGATCGCCCATGATATGTGGGAAGGTCAACCCATCGAGCGCATTACGGGGGTCGTTGCTGCATAACCCAACCGCATCATCCAGGGGGTTTCGGCCCCCTTTTTCTTTAAGGAAATTTGAATGAAACGCTTTATCGCGATCAACTCAATCAAGATTGCTGAAAATCGCCAGCGAAAAGAGTTCAATCAGGCCGAACTGAACGAGCTCCAAGAGAGTATCCAGAACAATGGGCTGATCCACGCTCCGGTCCTGCGTATCGAAGGCGATAACTACTACCTTGTTGCAGGAGAACGTCGTCTTCGCGCCATCAGGGATCTGTACGAACTCGGCGGAACTTTTTCCTATGACAACGAGCAAGTTCCCCCCGGCCTTGTCCCCTATACCTTTCTCGGTGATCTTTCCCCTCTCGAAGCCGCGGAAGTTGAGCTCGAAGAAAACATTCGTCGATCGGATCTCACCTGGGTTGAGCGCGCTGCAGCGGTCGCAAAGCTGATGGAGTTCCGTACGATGCAAGCGGGGGCAGCCGGAATAGCTCCCCCGACCGTGGCAGATATTTCGGAAGAAGTTCGCGGCTCTCGTGCCGGATCGAATCAAGATAACACGCGGAAGGAACTGATCCTTTCCCGTCACTTGGACGACCCCGACATCTCCGCTGCGAAATCAGTCAAAGAAGCCTTCACGATCCTCAAGCGGAAAGAGGTCGCTGAACGTAATCAAGCTCTTGCAGTATCTGTCGGAGCCACGTTTACGCATAATGTCCACAATGTCTTCAATGCGGATTCCTTCGATTGGCTAGCAAACGCACCCGCAAATACCTTCGACATCATCCTGACCGACCCACCCTACGGTATGAACGCAGATACCTTTGGGAACTCCGGCAAAGCTGGGGAATACACGGAACATGCTTATAATGACTCCGCTGACTTTGCGCTTGAGTGTTATATGCTGTTAGCAAAAGAGGGGTATCGTGTTACGAAAGAGAACGCCCATCTATACGCGTTCTGTGACATCGACTTGTTCTCTACAATCAAGTCAATATTTACTAACGAGGGCTGGAGAGTTTTCCGCACTCCGCTCGTCTGGTTCAAGCCAACCGCTTTTCGTGCACCGTGGCCAGAGCAAGGCCCGCAACGTAAGTACGAAATAATTTTCTATGCCGTCAAGGGTGATCGCAAGGTGAACAAACTCTTCGGGGATGTGCTCACTTACCCCACCGACGACAACCTCGGTCACCAAGCACAGAAACCAGTCGCTCTCCTAACCGATCTTCTCTCCCGCTCGTATCGTCCAGGGGATAAAGTTCTCGATCCCTTCTGCGGATCTGGCTCCATCTTCCCCGCCGGACATGAGCTGAAATGCGAAGTCACTGGAATTGAAGTCAACTCTCAACACTATGGCCTCGCCCTCCAGCGAATCCAATCTCTTGAAACCGAACCAACTTTGAAAGGACTGCTATGATCCCGCAAGAAACCCTCGGCGCAATTATCGTCGATACGGAAACCACTGACATCAAAGACCCCGAAGTCATTGAAATGGCCTGGGTGGAGATTGCCGACGTTTCCTTCGAGCGTGTGCAAAATATAGACTGCAATCGCTTCAAACCAACTAAGCCAATTTCCCTTGGTGCAATTGCTACACACCATATTCTCCCTTCGGATCTGACGTACTGCCCACCTTTCGACCTGTCGCATCTCCCTAAGTCCACCTACCTTATCGGGCATAATATAGATTTTGACTGGGCTGCCCTGGGAAAGCCTCCAGGGAAACGAATTTGTACACTTGCCTTGGCTCGAAAAATCTGGCCAGATCTCGATAGCCACAGTAACACCGCTTTATTCTACTTTCTTCACGGGGTTAATGAGCTCTCCCGTAATGTTGTTCGTAACGCGCACAGCGCACTTCACGATGTCGCCATGACGCATCAAATCTTGCGACACATTGTCGACAAGATGCAGATAAATTCTCTCGACGATCTGTATGCCCTATCTGAGTTGGCGCGAATCCCCACGCACATGCCCTTCGGAAAGTACAAAGGAACCCCAATCAAGGATGTGGATAAAGGGTACGTCAAATGGTATCGCGCACAACCTGATACCGATCCCTATCTCCTGATCGCTTTCTCTCGCGCAGGGAAATAACATGACAACGTTTAGAAGTACATTTCCTCACCAAGAAGGGGAACCACTTGTAATCACGCCAGAGCCAGTTACTAAGCCTCGCGAACCCTACATTCCAATCGAAGTCTTAATCCGAAAGAGTGACTCCACCACAAAGATCCTTCACAAGGTCATCAAGTGGCTTCGCCAGAACGGATGGGATTGAAATGCCACAGAGTCGCCGAGCCTCCGCCATAGAAGCATTCCTTAACGTAGTTCTCGGCTTCTATATCTCCGTTCTTGCGAACTGGTTAATCCTTCCATACTATGGAGTATCAAGCAATCTCAGCATATCAATCGAAATTGGAGTCTGGTTTACATTCATCAGCTTCGCCAGGAGCTATATCCTGCGCAGATTATTCGTGTGGATACACGGAAAGGGGATTTTAAAATGAGTCGTATGGGAACAGGACAGCCAGGCAGCCGCATCATGCTCGTCGGAGAGTGCTTTACAGAAGCAGAGGAATACAAAGGGGAAGCGTTCCTTGGAATGGCGGGGGAAAATCTCAACCGGATGCTTCACGAAGTTGGGATTATGCGCTCAGAGTGTTATACCACGAATCTCTGTAACGCCCGACCTCCCGGCTCTTCTATCTCTTCCTGGATTGCGGAGAAGAAAAAGGACATTACCCTCAATCATATTCTCTGGAAAGGAAAGTACGTCACCCGGCAGATCATCGACGGTTACGAGCGCTTGCTCCGGGAGATAGAACTTGTCCAGCCAAACATCATCATCACCTTTGGTAACGCCCCCCTATGGGCTTTGACTGGAGCCTGGGGTGTAATGAAATGGCACGGTTCGCAGCTTAACATCGACGGCGACCCTTCTCGCACCAAGATCATCCCAACCTACCATCCCGTTCAAATCCAGTGGGCTTATGATCTCCGCGCAATCATGGTTAATGATCTTCGTCGCGCTGCTCGTGAAGCCTCCACGAAGACTTACACCAACCTCCCTGCTTGGAATTTCCTGATTCGCCCAAGTTACCAACTCGCTGACGTCACCCTCCGCTCTCTCCTAGCCCAACTCAACCTCGGACCCCTCTGGATCACCTTCGACCTTGAAACGCGCGCAGGTCATATTGCTTGTGCCGGATTCTCTTGGACACCCACTGACGCTATCTGCATCCCATTTATGTGTGTAGAAAACCAGTTCGGCTATTGGGAGCCAGAAGAAGAGGCCGCCCTCGTCTACCTAATCTACAAAGTCCTCACTCACCCCAACGTCCTTGTGCGCGGTCAGAATCTTCTCTACGATGCCCAATACACCTACCGCCACTGGCATTTTGTCCCCCGAGTAGCCCAAGACACCATGATCTCCCACCACACCATGTGGGCAGGTCTCCCGAAACGCCTGGATTTCCAGGCTTCAATGTATTGCGATCATTACGTTTACTGGAAAGATGATGGAAAAACCTGGACCGCGGATGTGGGCGAAGACCAGCTATGGTCGTATAACTGTGTTGACTGTGTACGAACCGACGAAGTGGGGGTTAAAGAACTTGCTGCGATCTCCCAGATGGGGCTTGAGGAAGTCGACCGTTTCCAACAAGCGTTCTTCTGGCCAGTCCTCAAGGCTATGCAGATCGGTGTTCGAATTGACAAGAAGGAACGCAATCTATTCGCAATGGAGCTTCAAGAAGAAATTGAAAAACGTGAGGAATTTTTCAAAAATGTTCTCGGTCATCCGCTGAATCCCGCATCCCCCGTGCAGATGACGAAACTCTTCTACACGGACCTTGGTATAACTCCCATCATGTCGCGCGCAAAGAAGGGAATTCCCGCGCACGTCACCTGCGACGATGAAGCTCTGACCAAGATCATGAAGAAGGAGCCGATCACTATCCCGCTGATTCGTGCCATTCAAGAATACCGTTCCCTCGGAGTATTCCTTTCCACATTCGTCATGGCCCCCCTCGACAAAGATGATCGGATGCGTTGCTCTTACAACATCTGTGGCACAGAAACCTATCGTCTCAACTCGTCCAAGAACGCTTTCGGTTCCGGAACCAACCTCCAAAATGTCCCGATGGGGGGAGAGGAAGATGGCCTGACCCTCCCGAATGTCCGCAAGCTCTTCATCCCCGACGAGGGGTTTACCTTCTTCGATATGGACCTTGATCGCGCGGATATGCAGGTTGTTGTTTGGGAATCTGGAGAGGCTGCCCTCAAGGAGGCTCTTCGCAAGGGAGTTGATATGCACATCTTGAACGCAATCACTCTCGCAGGAAAGGAACTCCCCGACCTCGATTGGCTTTGCGAAGGTCACGCTGAATACGACCGCCTCCGCTCTATCTACAAGCGCGAACGTCAACTCGCAAAGTCTTTTATCCACGGGACAAACTATGGCGGCGGTCCTCGGACAATGGCAATTGCAGCTGGCGTCACCGTCGCCCAAGCCGAAAGATTTCAACGCATCTACTTCGGAACCTACCCCGGTATCAAGCGTTGGCACGAACGCACCGAGCATCAACTCCGCACTCGCCACTACGTCCAGAACGCTTTTGGCTACCGCCGCTACTACTTCGATCGTGTAGACGGCCTTCTCCCGGAAGCTCTCGCATGGATTCCGCAGTCCACCGTTGGTAATGTCATCGACCGCGCTTGGCTCAATATCCACAACAATCTCCCGGAGGTCAAGGTTCTTCTCCAAGTCCACGATTCCCTTGCTGGAGAATTTCCAACCCATAAGAAAGAGTGGTGCCTCCGCCGGATGAAGGAAGAATCCAGTATCGTTATCCCTTACGACGATCCTCTGATCATCCCGACTGGAATCAACTGTTCTGAGAAGTCCTGGGGAGCTTGCAAGTGAGCCGAGAATTTCCTTCCTGGATTGATGCTTACGTCAAGTACGCCTCCGTCACTGAAGCACCAAAGCGAATGCATTTTTGGGCTGGAGTATCCGCCATTGCAGGTGCACTTCGCCGCAAAGTCTGGATCGACATGGCACGATTTCAATGGCTCTGCAATATGTACATCGTATTCGTCGCTCCTCCCGGCGTCGTCTCAAAGTCCACTACTACTGACATTGCGATGGATCTCCTCAAGCAAGTCCCTGGAATCAAGTTCGGTCCGGATGTTGTAACCTGGCCCGCCCTTGTCTCCGCTTTCGCCGCATCCTCCGAGTCCTTCATCTACGAAGACGAATGGCACACGATGTCGCCTCTCACCCTCGTCGCTTCTGAAATGGGTTCCCTGATCAATCCACAAGATCGGGAGATGGTGAACCTCTACATCACCCTCTGGGATGG